CACTGGTAACACCTTCGCTGGTGTTCTCAATGGACGTATCAAGGTCTATATCGACCCATACTTCACATCAACATCAGGTAAGCAGTATTTCACACTCGGCTACAAAGGCTCTTCAGCTTTCGACGCTGGTCTGTTCTATTGCCCATACGTTCCTCTCCAGATGGTTCGTGCCGTTGGTCAGGACACCTTCCAGCCAAAGATCGGCTTCAAGACACGTTACGGAATGGTTGCAAACCCATTCGCAACATCTTCAGCCGACGGCGCTATCGGTGCTCCAAACACCAAGGGTTACAACGTCTACTATCGCTTCGTGCAGGTTACAAACCTCATGTAAGAATAACCCTCCATGTGGGAGGGGTAAAGAAGACGGGTTCAAACCGCAAACTTGGGGGATCTTCGGATCCCCCTTTTTTGTTATAAATAGTCCGATGTTATCATTCTCAAGATTCCTAACCGAAGCCCCTCTTATGACCAACATTAAGAGGAAAGAAAAGTTTTCTCTGGAAACGGGAAAGCACCTACCCGCAGATCGAGCAGGAACTAAAGTTGCAAGCATCGACAAAGATCATGCGCTGCATCACTACAAAGATGACGGACAGGATATCTACGTTGCACGCCATAAAAAAACTGGCATAGTTCATGCAACGATTGCTGGTAAGCGCAACGCTAAGACTGGCACATATACAGTTCATACAGCAGACTCAACAGGACAAGGACCAAAGGTTCATAAAGTCTATCGTAAGATTATGCAGTCTGGTCACTCACAAACGCTCGTTGGTAAGTCACACTCTCCAGGCGGTCAGAAAATTTGGCAGAGCTTGTCCAAAGAACGTGGTGTATCTGTTCACGGATGGCATCACGGAAAAGCTCACAATATCAATCCGCGTGATCCAGAAGAAACTCATGTTACAGATAAAGAAGCACGATCTGGCGCACTGAAACATGATCCTGCTGGTAAAACTCAATACAAGATGAAGCTGATTGCTTCTCTTCATAAAAGAAAAACGGCTAAGTAATGAAATCTTTTTCTCAGTTCCTTAAAGAAGGTTCTCCTATGCCTGGAGTTCATCCAGAAGTATGGAAAGCCCATGAGAAACACATTGCAGCAGCTAAGAAACATAATGAGGGTGGTCTTGGTATCCATAAGGCAGCTGCTACCAGAACGTTCCGAACTCTTAAAAAGAAACTAAAAAAATATGAGCCTGATGAATCCAAGCATTTGAAACTCATGACAGACATGATGAATCAAAGCGACAAGAACGGGGATCTATAATGTCAGCAGTTGAAAACTTACCTTCTAACATCAATTTCCTTGGTCAGAACGGCTTTAGATTTGCTGTTAAAAGGCTTCCTAACGTCAACTATTTCTGTCAGGCAGCAACACTTCCAGCTGTATCTATGAATGCTATTGAAAGCCCTACGCCCTTCGCGTTTGTTCCTCGTCCTGGCGATAGACTTACATACGATCCGTTGATAATTAGATTCAAAGTTGACGAGGATCTTAGAAACTATTTCGAAATTCAAAAGTGGCTTGAAGGGCTAGGTCATCCAGACAGTCTAAATCAAACTCGTGAACTATCTAAGAATATCAATAACAATTTGATTGCTGGAACGCGTCAAATAGGATATTATACAACTTTCGTATCAGACGCGACACTTTCTATTCTTACTAGTGCTAAGAATCTAAATAAGAACATATTCTTCTATGATCTGTTCCCGATCAGCCTAACAGAGCTCAACTTTGAGTCAACCAATACTACCATCGAATATCTTGAGGCAACAGCCACGTTCCGTTATCGTAAGTATGAACTCGAAGAATAGATTACCCCTGTTTAACACATTCATTATATCTGACAACTGTTCTATTGTCAAGATCGTTGTTTGTTCTTGACAATTGGCTCTTATGGTGATACGATTAGAATATGAAATTAGAAGATATCTACGCTATGTGGGAAACTGACTCCAAGTATGACGATCTCAACTTGGATAAGGAGTCTCTCAACATCTCATCCCTTCACGCCAAGTATAATCGTCTGCTGAGCGAAACGCGCAGTCAGTTGCGTTCTGCTGTAATCAAGAAGAAGTCACACTACAGCACGCTGCGTGATTACTATCTTGGCAATCTTAACAACCCAGAAGATTTAGAACGCATTGGGCGTCAGCCATTCCTGAACAAAGTTCTCAAGAACGAAGTGCAAGGATATATCGACGCTGACGGTGAACTCGTTCGTATCGACGAACGCATCGCTCTGCTCGAAGAAAAGGTTGAAGTGATTGTAGAAATCATGAAGTGTATCCACAAGCGCGGATACGATATCAAGTCCGCCATTGAGTGGAGAAAGTTTACGAATGGATTCTGATCTAACGCTTACGAAAGTCAATGAGGCTATGCTTCGCGTTGAAGGCGATATGGGTATCGCGCGCGAGCTGTCTGAACATTTGACATTCGAAGTACCAGGTGCTAAGTTCTCACCCAAATATAAATCGCGCGTGTGGGATGGTAAGATCCGTTTGCTCAACTCACGCAACATGCAAGTCTATGCTGGTCTCGTGAATGAGATACAGAACTTCTGTGAAGAACGTGGATACAGCTTAGACATTGATCCAGAACTTGTTATGACTGAGGAGTTTTCCCTTGCAGAAGCAAAAGAGTTCGCAGAAACACTCAATCTTCCTTTCGTTGCTCATGATCATCAGCTTCGTGCTTTCGCTCTCGCTGTTCGTAACAGTCGCGGTATTCTTATCAGTCCTACTGCTTCTGGCAAGTCAATGATTGCATATCTCATCACGAGGTTTTATCATGATAGCTTTAAAAGTCGCACTCTTATTCTTGTGCCAACTATTTCTCTCGTTCATCAGCTACGTTCTGATTTTTCTGATTATGGTCTTGAAGTTGATAGCTATGTTCATTGCGTCTTTGGAGGACAGGATAAACTATCGAATAAAGCAGTTGTCATCTCAACATGGCAATCGGTTCACGAACTTCCTAAGTCGTATTTCGACGAATTTGATGTGATCATTGGTGACGAAGCGCATCTGTTCAAAGCGCAGTCGCTCACTAAGATTATGACTAACGCCACGAACGTGAAGTATCGTTTTGGTATGACGGGAACGCTGGACGGTAGTCAAGTCAACGAGCTCGTGTTGACAGGTCTGTTTGGTCAAACACATAAGATTATTGATACGAAGGAACTTATCGACAGTGGTAAGCTCGCATCAATCAAAGTCAAGTGTCTTGTTCTCAGTCATCCAATCGAAGATCGCAAGAAACTTAACGGCGGAACGTATCAAGATGAAGTTGAGCATATTATTTCGTTTGATCCTCGTAATAAGTTCATTCGTAATCTTGCTCTATCTCTTAAAGGCAACACACTGATCCTATATGCTTACGTCGAAAAACACGGACAAGTTCTTTATGAAATGATTAGTGATAAATGCGAAAATCGCAGAGTATTTTTTGTGCATGGTGGAGTTGATGGTGAGCGGCGAGAAGATATTCGTGGTATCGTTGAAGAAGAAAACGATGCAATCATCGTGGCTTCTTATGGAACGTTTTCTACAGGTATCAATATCAAGAATCTTCATAACGTTATCTTTGCGAGCCCAACGAAAAGCCGCATCCGCACGCTGCAATCTATCGGACGCGGACTTCGCATTTCAGACACAAAAGATAGCATGACGCTATTTGACATTGCTGATGATCTGAGCTATAATAAAAAGAAAAACTATACACTCAACCATCTCATTGAACGCGTGAAGATGTATAGTTCTGAGGGATTCCCTTACGAGCTACATAATATCAAGCTAAGGAGTGATAATGGAACAGGGCGAAGTTTATTTTCTGAAGATGAATAACGGCGAAGATTTACTCGTCCAGTTGCTTGGTGATGAAGAAGACTGCCTGTGGGTCACTCAGCCATATCGTGTCGAGCTTATGCCTTCTGTTGAATCAATGACAGTTACAACTTCCATCATGCGTTGGATTCCGTTCGAAAGTTTAATGGAAGAAAAGGTACGCATAGCTAAGACTAATATCTTGACATATCTGGTAGTTGATGATATAGTAGCAGATAAGTACCTCAATACAATCAGCGAACAAGCTAGAGAGCAACGCATCAAAGCTAGGGAGCGTCAAAGAGAATTACTCAGACACTACGCAGCTATTGCGAATACATCAGGATCTTTTCACTAATGAATAAAGTAATTAAACCAAAAGCAAAAAAGCATTACGTCAACAACAAAGACTTATATGCCGCGATGGTCGAGTATAAGAATCTCGTCAACGAAGCTAAGG